ACAAGTTGAACTATTTACTGAATACGATGAACCTAAGTTGCTGGAACTTATAGAAAAATGGAATAAAATATATCAAACTAGAAAGACAAAGAACAGTTAATTCTTGACAAAGTAAAAGTAATTTGATAGAATGTAATTATGAAAGAGGTAATAAAATGGAAGTAGTAAGATATAAAGAAAAGTATTTAGTTAGTGATAAAGGAGATGTATTTAAAGAAAACAAAAAATATACAATAAAGAAAAAACAAGCAACCAATAATTACGGTTATAAAGTAACAAAAATTAATGGGAAACAAGAAAAAGTACATAGAATAGTAATGGAGGCTTTTCATGGTAAGTCTGATTTAACTGTTGATCATATAGACGGAAATAAAGAAAACAACAACTTGACTAATTTAGAGTATGTAACACAAACAGAAAATGCAAAAAGATTTCATGATAAAAAAGTAAAATGGAATGGAAAGGAATTTAGAAGCTTCAGCGATTTAGCTAAATACGTCGGAGTTTCACGGCAATCAGTTTCAAAAAATTATAGTAAAGGTCATAAACTGAAAGGATATATAATAGAGGTAGTAAAGTGAAGTTAAAACATCGCAGGTTGAACTGTTTACCGAATATGATGACAACCGAAGAAATAGTACAAAACTATCAAGTGAAATTGTTAAAGATTATATTTAAAGAGATTGATAGCCTGATGAAGAAAAAAGAAAAGGCTGATATCAACGCAAGCAAACTTGCTGAAAATGGTAATACTGTCAGAACATCAGCTTATTGGAAGTCAATAGGAAACGCAGAGTTTTACATTAAAGAGATGTATGAAAAGTTGAGTGCTTTAGCAGAAATTGATAGGCTTTTCCATTGGTCAAGTCGTTTACATCAAGAACAATTAAAATTTGTTAGTAAATATCCAAAAGTTATGGAAAAATATAGACAGGCGAACTAAGGAGAACAAAATGAGATGTAAAAACTGTAACAAAGAAATTGAATATGTAAATTGCCATTACTTTACTCAACAACTTCACCCAGTAAGTTTAGGTGCTTATGAAAGTGAAGAATATTATCAAGCTGAAATAAAAGGCGGTGGAGAAGAAGCATATTATATCAACGCTCCTACTTTTATTACTGCTCTTGAATTCACTGACTCAATGCCTGATTTAGTAGATAGTATCTCTTGTCCTGAATGTGATGAATTTCCATTCAATAGCCCTGGAGTCGATCTTTACAACGAAACCGTTGATATGGTTTTTATGGGAGGAGAAAAATGAAAGTATATGTTTTAACCGCAGATACCTATTGTGGAAGTTGGGGTTCAGAAATAAGCCTTTTAGGAGTATTCTCAACTAAAGAGGAAGCTGAAAAACAAGCTGATGTAATGCAATGTGACATTTCTATTGTGAATATTGATGAAGTTGAAGAACCTAAATACTTAGGAGGATATTGCGAATGAAAGATACAGTAAAAACTTTAATGATAGTTGCAGGTGTCGGATTGACACTTATCGCTATCACTTGGGTGGGTATGCTTGCAACGTTGCTTATTGCATGGCTTGGAGGTAACATCTAAATGAATTTTAAAGAAAATAAGCACTATGCCAATGAATACGGTGTGGAACTTAATGAATACTTGAAACATAATTTTAACTACGAAGAGCTTACGGGTTGGTATACAATGCAAGTATTGAAGTATCTAGTAAGAGCTGGAAAGAAAGAGGGCGAGAGCTACGACAAAGACCGTAACAAAGCTTTAGACTATGCCAAAGAACTTGCTAACTTAAGTAACGAGAATGAGCTCACAGAGTACACTACTGACGACATTATGGGCTTTATACAAGAACTAGCTGATGATTTTGAACGCTGGGAAGGTGTGAAATAATTAAAAAATGGTTTATGCTTGACAGTATGAACTTTTTTTTATATAATAAATACATAGAGTTAAGAAAGAGAGAAAAACAATGATAGTATTAACAACTATAAATACGATTTGGAGTAACGAAAGATGGTAAAATGGATACAAAAGAAAGCGAAGATTAAAGCTGATAGAGAGGATGATTTAAAGACAAAAATTTTAAAAGCACGTGGGATCCCCTTGGAAGACCATCAAGAGTTTTTGTTTCCTGATGAAAAGTGGGAAAATCATCCTTTTGAAATCCGTAATGTAGAGAGGGCTGTTAATCGTATCTTAGAGGGTATCGCAGACAAAGAAACAATTGTAGTAAGTGGAGACCCTGATGCAGACGGAATCACAGCAACAGCTATTATGTTTAACCGATTGAAAGCATTACAAGATTTTAATGAGTTTAACTTAGATTACATCTATCCTCAACGTGATACAGGCCATGGATTGTATGGTCAATTATCAGTTCAAGACCATTGGTTAAATAAAGCGGAAAAGGCAAAGGCTGAAAAAGATAAAGAAAGTCTTGCGAAGTGGGAAAAACTTATTGACCTTAGTCGTTCAAACATTGAAAAGACAAAAGCAGCTGACATTCTCATTGTTTTGGATAGTTCAAGTAATGACTTAGAAGGTGTTGAACGTGCTCGAACATTGAATCCTGATTTAGATATTATTATCTTAGACCACCATGAGTTCGATTCTAAAGAGATTGCGAATAAAATGGATAAGGAAGTTATCTTGTGCAACCCCCATCATCACTTAGACGAATCAGTCAATAAAGATTTATCAGGTGCTGGTATGGCTTATAAAGTAGCCAAAGGAATTGATGATGTCTTAGATGATGATGGATTTTCTAATCAATTTCGTGATTTAGTCGCAATCGGTTTGGTGGGAGATATGATGAGTGTTCTTAATTTTGAGAACCGTTACCTTATCTCGCAAGGGCTACAAAATGTTAATAACGTTGGGCTATCACGTATCCTTAAAGGTGCTAAAATTAATACATACCGATACAATACAAAAGATATTGGGTATAGTATTGCGCCATTGATTAACTCATCTGCTCGTATGGGGGAGATTGAGCTTGCTTTTCAAATTTTGATGGTAGATAATGATACTGATGCTGAAAAACTCCGCCTTAAAATGGATAAATTAAATAAGAAACGTCAAGAAACTCAAAAAGCAGTCATGCAAAAATATGAAGATACTCAAGATATGGAAGACAAGATTGTCATTGTTATTGATTCAGAATCAAACAAAGGTATGAATGGTCTAGTAGCTCAGAATATTGCTCAAAAATATCATCGTCCATGTTTCGTTGTTACAGAGGGAAAAGATGGAGTCTGTCGTGGTTCAGGCCGTTCTTATGGTAGTTTTAATACTAATGAGTTCTTGAGTGAATTAGATTTCGTAGAAACGCAAGGACATGGACAAGCTCACGGATTAAATTTCCCTCTTGACCGTTTAGATGATTTAAAAGAGTATATCGAAGAAAACATGCCAGACAATCTTGAGACAGAACAGACGTTCTACTACGACATTGAATTGGAAAATGTCGAAGAAGCATTCATGGCTTTGACTGACTTAATCAACATCAACTATATTACAGGTAATAATTTTCCAGAGGTTGTAGTACGCATGGACAATGTTATGATTGAAGAACGTGCAGTTATTGGAAAAACAAAAGAAACGGTTAAATTTAAAACAAGTGGAGATTTAGCTTTTATTAAGTTTAAAGTTAATGAAGATTGGAACAAAGATATTGATACATTTGATACTGTAAGTGTTGTAGGAAATGGAACAATTAATGAGTTCTATAACTTTTGGACAAAAGAAATGACACGAACACCTCAAATTATTATCATGGATATTGTAAAGGATTGATATCAAATATTTATTTTCATAAGGAGAACATAATGAATCATAAAAGACAAGAATATGGAATCAACACAACTTTCATAGAAGAACAAATGAAAGATAAAGAGTTTAGAAGAAAATGGACAATGTACTTGTTGAGTATTCAATATGATGTAAGTGGTGCTGAAATTCCTGAAGAAGTATTACAAGAAGAAGCGGATCTAATTTTTGGTTAAAAGAACAAAGTTAATGTTTGACAGCATTGGCTTTTTTTGATACAATTAGTTGTATAGAAATTAAGGAGATACAAATGGAAAAATACAATGTTAAATTGATGAACAACAAAAAAGGATATTTAAACTCTTTTAAAAACGAGCTAGGGGAAAAGTTTCTCTTCCTAGGTTTCAAAGAAGAAAGAAATAACTTTAAATCAGAGTTCACTAAAGAAGAAATTAAAGCAATTGATGAAAGATACTTAGAATTTATTGAAGAGGTCTAAGTTAATTCTTGACAAATATAAAGTATTTTGATAATTAATTACGAAGACATGAAAATAGAAAGTTTTGGTGAAAAAATAAATGAAATTATTTAACAGAAAACCTAAGGACAAAATTAAAGTAGCAACAGCATTTACATTAAAAGGATTAACAAAACAAGTAATTCAATTAGAACAAAAAGGGTTTATTAAACAAGGAGAAATCCAAAGCGCTATGTTTGACGGAACGATTATGGCTTATAAGCAAGCAATGATTAAGAAAGCTAGTGAATAATATGTGTAAGAAACGCAAATACACAAAAATGGGCGCTTTATATTCAATAGTAAATGCCCAGCATAACAAAAAGAAAGCTGATAAGATACCAGTTAGAGCTTATTACTGTAAGTGGTGCAATTTATATCACTTATCAAGTCAGCAAAGACTAAATATAAAGACAGGAGTAATTGGATAATGAAAGATGAATTCACATACTACACAGTATCTTGGATATTGGAAAAAGAAATTAAATCACGTAAGTTTTATAATAAAAAAGAGGCTTTAAAATGGAATGAATTGCTTCCAGAAGAACAAAGATATGAAGTTAAAAAGCATACAGAAATAATTGAGGTTATAGCATAATGACAAACGAAGAATTATATGAAAGAATTACTAGCGTACTAAAAGAGCAAGGTATCGGAATGAATCAACTTGAGTTAAAAATTAAAGATGAGACAGGTACATGGCCTAAGTTACATACAACTCAATCACGCTTGAGTTTACCGCATACCGTAGCATTCCCTTATCTTACTATGTTTTTAAATGATGATGAAATGCACGAGATTACACTTAAAAAAATTGATAGCGTAGGAGATAACGGAGAAGCGTTTGACTTACTAGATGAGATATTGTCTAGTTTAGAACCAAGCAAAGAATATCTATATAAGCAACGTTTGAAGCGTAGAATGCAAAGGGAGGCAATGAGATGATCTTACACAAGTATACAAATAAAATCAATAGTTCAAAATATCCACGGTCAACAGCTAGAAAGATTGCTAATGACTTGAACAAACAGGACAACTTCAATAATTATCTAGTCAGCTTTGAGCTTGGCTCTAAACGTTATATTATTGAAAAATTTGAAATTAAAGGAATGAATAGATGAAGCGTTACTACGTAGAAGAAGATGACAATGGCAAAGAAATTAAGCGAAAACTTACAACTTTTGCTAATGACGACTTAACACAGCTTTCAGATGATGAACTAGAAACATTATATTATGAATCGTCGGCTCAATTTTTAGCTAAAGCAATGCACTTTATGAAGATTGAGAGCGAACTATTTTCAAGAAAGAATGTAACTGTAAGTGATGAAATTCTAATAAATGCTGGCAATAATATTATTGAAGCAATTAATCAGATAAGCAATTAAACCATAAAAAAAGGAGAGTAATTATCTTTATTTTAACAGATGACACAACTATCACATCAATAAACTATATTCAAAAGGCTCATAAAAGGGCGGATAAGGGCTTTAATGATATTGTGGCACAATTATATGAACAAGAGTTTAAAACGCAAGAGAAAGCAAAATATGAGCATATAAGACAAGCTAAGGAGAAAGCACTTGAAGAACAACGAGTTAGTGAAGAAAATCAACGAAGAGCTGAAGCTGAAAAACAAGCCGAAGTTGACAGAATCGCAAGAGAACACGATGAGGAAACTGAACGATCTAATAATAGAGGAAGTCAACATGTTAGTGAAAAAGATGAAATGACACCGAACATAGCAACTAGTGGTACGATTGGAAGTGATTGGTCTAGCGTTAGTCCTGAACAAGTTAGTGAACACCTAGCAAGCAAGACAGGAGTAAGTTCTAGTAAATGGCTTGATGTTATTTACAAGGAATCGAGCGGAAACCCTTATGTTGAAAATGGACTATCATGCTGGGGACTATTACAGATTAATCAAAGCGTACACGGGGAAGTATCGCAATTAAGTCCACAGGCTTATCTAGACAAAGCTGTAAGTATCTATCAAAGTTCGGGTGGAACTGCATGGGCTACTTGGTAAAACAAAATTAATAATAAGAGAGGGAATAAATGAAATATATAAAATTTAGAGAAAGATACATTGTATCAGATACTGGTTTAATTTGGGCTATAAAAAAAGACGGATTAAAACTTAAAAAACAACGTATAACACCCAAAGGATATAAAACAACAAATATCGATAAAGTTCCTTTACTTGTTCACAGGATAGTCATGGAAGCCTTTAAAGGTAAATCTGATTTAACTGTTGACCATATAGACGGTAATAAGTTGAATAATTCTTTAGATAACTTAGAATATGTAACAATACAAGAAAATATTAAAAGAGCGTGGGATAACGCAGCTAATGGTAAGAGAAGAGTGTTTAAAGTCGCTTTTTTATATAACGGATTATTTTATGAAAATAAAGAAGATATAAAAGAACCTTACAATGAAAAAGAAGTGAAGAAAATTAAATATAAAGAAATATAAAAACAGCTATAAAGCTGTCTTTTTTATATTATTTTTTAGCAATGATTGGTTTGTCAATTCCGTTAGCTTGCATGAAACGAATATCAATAGGCGAACCTTTCCAATCGAAGTTTTTAAGGTCTTTGCCAGTTGTTTCTTTATAAGTTTTGCGAACGATTGCCAATTGATCTGGGTGTGATAGAGCGATAACTTTTTCGCCATTGAAGTAGTAAGTTGTTTTATCGCCATTTGTATATGTAAATTTCATTAATTCATCGTCCTCTAATTCTGTATTTGTTTGTGTATTGTTTTGCCCTGTAAGGCGCTTGTTTAGTTCTGTGATAAAGTATGAGCGACAGCTTTCTACCGTTCCACCGTGAGCTTCTACTGAACGTCTAGGGCATGAAGTAGATGATAACTCTTGATGTAGCTTCACAGTATCATGATTAGGAGTTAGTCCCCATTGTTTCATGTACTTAGCAACGTCATCTAGTACCGCTTGCTCATTTCTCAAAAACTGATTCAAATCTCCCTCTGATTGGCACACTTCCCAACTTGCATAATTTGCATTACCGTATGAGTTAGCACAATGGTATGCCATATTAGAGAACTCGGAAGCCTGCAATCGTCCGTCAGAAGCAATGTAAACATGAGCAAAGCCCTCTTCTGGATCATGATTAGGTAACCAACTATCATAAAAACTAGTTTTAGCACCGTTTGAACCAGCGTCATTGTGAATTACAACCCCAGTAGGGTTATAACCACGTACACCAGCATTAGTTATATTCATTCTTTTTTATCCTCCGTTTGTTCTTCTTCTGCTTCTGGAACACTTACACCGTTCTTTTTCATAAGTTTAACCAAACCGTCGAACATAGGACTGATTTTTGCGACCAAATAAATAAATTGCCCTACAAAGTACAATAAACCTACGTCAATCACAGTTTTGGCAATATCAGAAGTTGAGGGAGTTTGTGTAAAGAAGAAGACTGCATATAAAACCCACAGGGATAAAATAACCGTTAAGTCAATCACAAGTCTACGTTTGAAAGGTGGGTTCATTGCTTCTCTATCTTTTACCCATGTAGCGAAAAGAATCGCTAAAATTAAGATAGTCATTAAAATCATTCTAGTTACCATTTTGTTTTGCTTTCTATTTTGTTATTTAATAAAGTAACTTCCGTTACCACGTGGTGTAAGAGCGCTAGAACCAATACTTGCTCCCCACCAAGTAATACTGCCGTCTGGGTTTATGTCAATATGGAAAGAAGTATCTCTTCCAGCAAAATGGCCAACAAGACTTTGAACAGTAGCTGGACGAAAAGATCTATCTAGCCACGTTCCAGACATCTTCCAGCCAGTTTTTATATTTGTTACACTACCAAAGAACCTAACAATTACTAAATCATTATTCTTTTTAGTAAGTTGCAATTCCAAACCATTACCAACCTGTTGTGTCAAAGTTTGAACTGGTACATTGATTGATCCGCTAACTGTCATATCATTTGCAAAAATACTATCTAAAGCACTAGTCTGAACAATTGGTTTAGTGCTTGTTACACCAGTTCCTGAAGTCGTAACAATATCAAAACAAACTTTCAAAACGCCAGAACCGTTGTTTATATCAACACGGTTACTATTATTTGCAGTTTCGGCTGATAAACTTACAGGGTTTGCTGTTTGTGTTAAGTCAATGTTTGCATGAATATAGTTGACAGAATCAGCCTTTAAAGCTACTGTTTCGTTTAATAGTTCAAAATACCTCCCGCCTGCAACAATTGATGTGTTTACATATTGAATGTTAAGTGCTGTGTTTAATGTTTTTGACCAGTCTTTTCGCCTAATCGTTCCGTAGTCCATTCCAGTCAACATCATGTATAGCTTTCCGTCATTGTTTGAACCGACTGGGAACTCTGTACCATTTGGACTGAAAAATGTAAAGTTTTTAATTGTCATTTTTGACCTTTCTTGAAATTATCTTTGCTTTATCCAAAACTGGGTTATCAGTAATTGATAATTCTAATAATCTAAATTTTCTACCGCCATAAGGATAACCACCAATTGATACAAATTGACCGACTTCATACAAGAGCGTGGTTTCAATTCTAAGCGTACTTTCGCTATTATAGTATACTTTACCTGACAAAAGTTCTAAATGGTCTTTACGAAGTTCTCTGTACCCTGTGAAGCTATCTATTCTATATTTGTCTCCGTAAGTAGCTACATACTCATATAACATTTGGTTTAACTCCACTTTCTACAAAAATAAGCCTATCATTGAACTCTGTTTTAACTCTGTCTGCTATATATCCTGAATATAGTTTACCCTCATACCATATATCTACTAAGTCATTAACATACAAAGGCAAAAGTTCGTTTTGATTAAAGAATAACCTTGTGACGATCGTGGAGGGTGAAATTTCAGCTTTAATAGTAGATATATCTGGCGGGTTTCCGTGGTCATCTCTATCATAAAATAATGTTTTAGGTGTCCTTACTTCTGGCAAATCTGTTCCGTCTCCATGATAAGTAATATAATCTACAACATCTCCGTTATTTTTTGCTGTATACATTTTAGGAGCGTCTGTGTAATCGCCAGTTGCTTTGTTTTTAATGAATACGACAGCAAAATTATGAGCTGAACGTTCTACTATTGTTTCCGTGTCCATTGCCACATTTTGCTTAACATCCACCCTTGTTGTGATTCTTTTTCTATTCCAGTTCCTTGAAGCAAAATTAATAAATAACAAGTTCCTGGGGTCTGTTTCAGATGAAGCATGCTGAATGGTTGTAGTTGGTTGGAATTGAACCTTGGAAAATATCCTTTTTGCTACGTCAGTAGCTGATGAAGTTTCTGCTTTACGGTTGATTGTAGCCTTTCCAGCAAAGATACTTGAATTGAAAAAGTATCCATAACTCATTAAATCATTCTTATTAGGGTCAATCAAATAGTCAATGATAGCGGAGTTTGTCGTTTTAGTTTTAGTTATTGCACTCGGAACATCAAGGCTTTGAATCATTGCCCAAAAATAGTTCTTTAACGTAGCTTTATTACTTTCATCTACATCTGTCACAAGGTAAACCATATCTAAATTCAGCTTTTTCTTTTTACCTAGAGCTTCCTCAATTGGAACAACTTCAGGAAAGAGAATTTGAACAATATCGCCAACTTCTACCGAAACGGTCAAAGTAGCTGATGAAGTGTAAAGATAACCTGTTTCCCACAGTTCGTAGTTAATAACTTGACATCTTGATTTAGGTATCGGAAGACCTCTTTTGTCTTTTTTACCATTAGGAAGAATAAAGTCAGATACATTATAGTAGTTAGGGTTAAAGTTATCATAAACATTAGCTTCTAACATTAAACGAAGTCCGCCTTTCTCTTGATTTTAAGCTCTGCCTTACTTAAGTTGATTAGCTCCATTTGGCCTTTTTTAATTATACGAGTTCTGTATCTCTCGAAGTCCATTACAGGGAACAAATTCAATGAAGTCGTTCCGTTCCAGCCTTGATAAATTTCATCATTTACATCTGTATTGATTAAAATATAATCCTGTACCTGTTCCGTCTTAAATACAATTGCAGTATATTCGTTTCCAGTATCGTCTAAAAATCTAACTCCAGCAGGTGTTTTAGGAAGTTGCGGATATAATATTCCCATAAAACTAAATATTTCGTCTTTTATATCCCAGCGACTTAATCGTTCTATATTTGTTTCCCCATAATAAGTGTAAGAAACTCCTTCGACATATGTATAGCTTCCTGGTGCTGTTCCACCGTAAATTTTAGATTTACCAGCGATAACTTTACCATTTTGAATTTTTTCAAAAGTTAAATTTTCGTAAGTATACCACTTTGTAATTATATCGAACGTTATCTTTTCGCTAAAAGTTCCGTTCTTCCCATAACCCTCTGTTTTAGTAACTTCTGCTAAAGCCAAATCAGCATAAACTTGAAAAATCTCTGTTTGATATTCAAGTGTAACGAATTTTTTACTAAGAATATCATTTACGAAGTCTTTCATTAATTGATAATTTTCTTCTAAAGTTTCGCCAAACGTTTCTAATTTGAACTCTATTTGAGGTTGAGTGATTGAGCGTGTTCCCATTACTCCGATACCGTTACTTTGCCAAATATTATTAGTTGATTGTAACCCTAAATTAGAGGGCTGATAAAATCTAACTTTTCCATTTGTGACGTCCCAAACTTTATCATCTGTTCCGTCTAAGTTGGTATGTATTTTATACTGCCTTACCATTAAGCTCTCCCTAGTTCAAATTCTCGTCTGATTGCTCGTGCTAAGTTAGAAACATCTTGACCAGCACCGCCTTGTACGTTAAATGTGTTATATGTTCTGTTATCGCTTGATACGCTATTAGTGCTTAAACCGTAACCGCTAGAAGATAAGTTGACATCTGTTAAGCCTACTACCATTGAACCTTTGAACAGTCCGCCGACAGTCTTAGAAACTCCATTGATTGCGCCACTGATTTTATCTAAAGTTCCCGAAACACCTCCTAGAATATTATCAATTAAATCTTTAACTCCTCCAAATGCTTTCTCAAAGAAGTCATAAACTCCACCAAATACGTCTGTAATTGAATCCCATGCTCCTTTAGCGATATCTCCTAAAGCTCCAAGTGCGTCGCTCACTCTTTCCTTAGCTGAATTGAATACATCGCCAAACCATGAACCAACTGAAGTAAATACGTCTTTTATTGCGTCCCAAGCGTTACTAGCGAAACCGCCTAAAGCACTAAATACACTTGATACAGCACTTTTGACTGTATTGAATATTCTACTAAAGAACCCAGATACTACACTCCATATTGACTTAACTACTTCCCAAGCGCTAGAAGCAAAGCTACCGATGGCGCTAAATACTGATGATACGACTCCTCTTACAGCGTTGAATATACCGCTAAAGAAGCCTGAAATTGCGCTCCATACTGACCTAACTAAATTCCAAGCGCTAGAAGCAAAGCTACCGATGGCGCTAAATACTGATGATACGACTCCTCTTACAGCGTTAAATATGCCACCAAAGAAACCTGATACTGCACTCCATATACCAACAACTAATTTATAAGCACCGCGAATAATAGCCAATATAAGTTGGAATGCTAAATTAATTACTGATCCAACTAACCCAAATATAGATTGAAAGAAACTAATTAAAGGTTGGAAAGTTGTAACGAACCAGTTATAAGCGTTTGTCACTAAAGAAGCAATGGTTGTAAATACAGTTGTAACAACATTCACTATTCCGTCCCATAGCCCTGTGAAGAACCCTGTAACTCCTGCCCATGCTGTTTGAATTCCAGTAACAACAGTCGTCCATAAAGTAGTAAAGAATGTTGTTATTCCGTTCCAAATATTTTGAATGCCTTGTATAATTCCGCTGAACCAATCAACTAAGCCCTGCCAAATGCCTTTAGCTCCGTCAACTGCTCCGTTCCATATATCAGCAAACCATTGACCAATACCGCTAAAGAATGAAACTATACCGTCCCATGCACTCTTCAAGAAGTCTACGAAACTAGCCCAAGCCTTTTTACCTGTTTCGGTTTGAGTGAAGAAATAAACTAAACCGGCAACAATGGCAGCGATCGCTATACCAAGAGCTACGAATGGATTTATAGCCATTACAGCATTGAAAGCGCCTTGTATAGCTGTTCCAACTTTAACTACGTTATTATAAAGTTCAATCGCCTTAACAATTCCATTAATGACTTTTAAAGCAACGAATGCACTAGCAAGAACCACTAAAGTTCCTTTTAAAGTATCCATTGCGCTTTTACTTTCACTAATTTTTTTCAGAAAATCAGCTATTTTTTTCGTTATTTCTGACAGTTTACCAGCAAATACAGCTATGCTCTTTGCTACGTTATCTATACTTGTTGCATTTTTTGTTGTTTCTGTATTTATTCCAAGAAATGAATTTATGACGTTCCCTATAATAGAAACTATGGAATCAAATGCACTTTTTATGTTATCCCAAGCCTCTAAAAAGGCTAAAGTGGCTGCATTTTCTTGAAGTTTTTGAAACAAGTCTTGGAAATACTTAACTACATTTGTTACAGCTTTACCAGCACTTTCGCCCCAGTCAGACATCTGGTCTATTAAGCTACTAATGATAGGTGTTAAAGCATTCAAAGTAGGAATTAAAGCAATTGACATTGTTTCGTTGAAGCTATCCCACGCGTCCCCAATAGTTTTGACTCCACCGCCCGAACCTTTAGCCATTTTTTCCATAGCCTTGTCGAGCATACCCACCGAAACAGCGCCTTCTGAAACAGCTTCATTAAAAGAACTATATTGCTGTAATGAGGGGTTCATTTTCATAATAGTGTCTTTTAAAGAAGAACCAAGAGCTGTGTTATTATCGGTTAATTGTCCAATATTTTCAGCCGTAACTTTACCAGCTGCCGACATTTGACCGTAAGCCTGAACTACACCTTTTAATTGTTCGCCAGTACCACCAAATGCTTGGTTAGCTTTTACTAATGCTTCCGTTTTACTGACCGCTTTTTTAGCGGTATCGCCTAAACCAATGAACGTTGTTGAAAGTTTTAAAGTATCTTCGGTATTTGCATTTGTATCTTTAGCGAGCTTCTGCATAGATTTGCTTACATAATCAAACTCTTGCGCACTTCCTTTGAACTTCATTGTATTTTTCAATGAAATCATGGCTTTTTGAGTATCCATTGCGTCAGATACCCAACCTTTTAAGCCATTACCGACAGCACTAACAGCACTTGCACCGATTTGCCTGAATGCACCAACCGCAATCTCTCTGAGCCCACTAAAGCGTGACTTAATGCCCTCAATTCCGCTATTAACACCTTTAGTGTCCATTTTAGCGCCAATGTTCCAAGAACCTGATTTAATAGCGCCCTCGACTTGCTTAATTTCGCCCTCTAGCCTATTAGCTTGTGTTTCTGCTGTGCCTAAATCTCTAGTAAGTTGTAGCCATTTCTTTTGACCTGCTGACGTCCCTTTGTCAACCGTAGAAAGTTCTTCTTTTAATTTTGTTGCTTTGTCACGTGATAAGCCCAACTGCGTTTGTAAGTTCTTTTGCAATTGCGCCATTTTCTCGGTATTTGTGGGGTCAAGTTTTAGAGCTTCACGTAAGTTTTTCGCTTCTCCTCTAAGCCCTGACATTGCGGTATTAACGCCTTTAAGTGAGTTCTCGAATTTCGTTGTATTACCGTATATCTCGACCTCAAATGTTGCATTACTTGCCATTACATACCCTTTCTTTTACGCCTTTTCTCTTTTTCTTTTTCCTCTTTCTTCTTCTCTGCAATAAGTTCGATTATTTTATAAACAAGTTCTAGTTCCATTTCCATGAACTGCGTTATATCAATCTCATTATTGCCTAAAACAGTCAAAAGTTCCAAAGTTTTATTTTCCTTTACAGTATCTTTCTTTTTCTTAATCAATGAACTAGAAGAAAAGAAGACCATTTCGTCTTCCGTTTCCTCTTTTTCTTTAATAAAAACAGTTTTACAGAAGATATTGATTAACTCGTTAGTTGTAGGAAGCTCTGTTTTATCGTCTAGTGCGTTTTGCATTCCTCCGTTACAATCTACCCAAAGTATCAACAACTTGTCTGTAAAGCTCTCCATTTGCTCTGTAAAGTCATCAGGAATATATCCAGCGACAAAAGAATTTTGTAGGTCTGCAAAGTCTTTCAAATCTGTAATAAAGTCCGAACCAGTAAGTTCTAAGTATCTAATTGCATGTTTTAAAATCATTTACAGTCCTTTCAGCTCATTAAATCTCTTTCTGCCACAGTTCGACAAGTTCTTTAAGTCCTTTACCGTCAGTATCGAACTCAAAGCTAGAACGGAAGTCAGAGAAGTCACTTTTAGCTTTTACAATGTTATCTTGAAAAAGAGCCAAGTATAGACCATATTGAACGAACTCCATTACATCAGTAATTTCTCCGTCTTCTTTTTTAAGTTCTGTATCCATTGCTTTTTGTTGCTGGAAAAGGTCCTTCCCTGTAATCATTTTAAATTTACGTGCTGTGCTTAATTGTTTTGCCATTTTGTGTATATATTCCTTTACTTATTTAATTTTTAGTCTTATGAACGGTCAGTTACTGAAACTCCTGCGGTAACATCTTTATAACCGTCAGCGGAGAACGTTACGATATGGACACCGGGCGCAAGTTGTCCATTTGTTTCTACTTTTCCGTGATCGTCTTTAATTACTGATGTTACTTTTACAGTTCCACCCTTAGAGTCTTTCAAAGTGGTAGGCACTACGATTGTTCCGTCATTATTACCCTTTGTAGCAGTAGTTACATTAGGAATAACAGGAGCTACAAGTGTAATTGCACCAGCTAGAACTGTGTCAGGTTGCATGATGAACAAGCCGGCTTCCATTTTGTTTGCGAAGTCTTTTGCTTGGTCTCCCCAAATTTCGTACTCAATAGCAGGGACTTTTTTATCTCCATTCAAATAAACATCTGAATCAGTAGCTTGTACTGCCAACGTCCATTGGATAGGGTCGACACCGTCTACTGAATCTGTTTCTGATTCTTTTGTAGCTTCTGCTGTTGGTCTCAAATTTGGATAAACGACTACACGGTAACCGTCAATAAACTCTCCTGTAACACGTTTGCGCCCTTTAATTAGGTACTGAACACATTTTGTTTTCCAATTACCAGTAGGAGACCAACCCAAACCATTCGCTGTTCTTTGTTGACCTAAGATATCCTCTTTAAGCGCTTGGTCTGTTTGAATAAATACCATTTCGCCTTGAAGTAAGGTAGCACCTTTTTTAACTCCATGGTCTGGTACGTCATCAGCTGGATAGCTATTAGTTTCCGCTTGGTCTTCCATTTCGCCAACTGATACTAAACCAGTTACGATTTTATGGTTAGTGAACTCTGGTTTCCCGTTACTCCCCTTTGACATATCAGCTACAATTAGAGCTTCATTACCAAAGAAAATCTCGCGTGAGTTATAATCTAATTTCATTTTTTATTTTCCTTTTTATTTTTTATGCAGTGCGTTTCCAATAATATATCGTTATTGAACCAATTACTGCTTCACCGATGTTTTCCCATGTTCCTGTAGAATATCCTGATGATGAACTTGAAGTATTTGTGACTACTGAGCCAACTGGGTGTGCTTCAGCATAATCTACACCCATGACCGCAGGCTTAAGTAGGCCAGTAGCCCTATCAATTGATGCTAACCACATTGGTAACCATTTGTAATCAGAACTTTTCTTATTTGGTTTAATGCTATTACTAAAACCTACATACTTCGGATAGTCTGCAACCGTGACTTCTCTAGCTGAAGGCATCCAAGGAGTGGCGATTGAACCCTCTTCCCACTTATGACCAGCAGTCCATATTGCTGGATTTGTACCCAATACTGAAATATTATAGCTTATAGCGATTTGATCGCCTACTTTTATATCTTTAGCTGAAAAAGTAATTGAATCTCTTGTCCAACTAAGAGGAGAATCCCAAGTTTTTTCTAGGCTATGCTTTTCTACCCCATTAATAAGTACAACTCTTACAAATTTAGTACCTGTCCCAGCCCCTTTAACAAAAGCTGAAAATGTGTAATCGGAATTTTTGGGAACTGTAAATATTTTAAAAATACCGCCCCATACATCAGTTCGTTTTTTAACCGTCAAGCCTTTATATGTTCCGTCATCAGTCGAAAGTTCTGAATATATCCACTGACCACTAAAATCTCTAGTACCGTCTATCAAGTTCAAGTTAGGATAAACAGTGGTGAAGTCGTCCGTTCCGTCAGCGCTGTTGGCATAGGCTATTGTGTTTATAACTCCGTCACTTGTTGACGTACCTCCATGTTCAATAGGAAGCACACCTGAAACTCCAATATCAGTTGCGTCAGCAGTCCCGTCAAAGTATTGAAATGATGAGGATTGAAGATTTACTCTGAGTTTTCTAGGTATTTCCAGTTTACTTGCACTAACAGCTTTTCCATTAAGTGGTAAACAGTTCGCTTGTGCTTCGGTAGCCTTTGCCATTGCATTTTTGGCTTCACTTTCAGCTTTATTTGCTGTTTCTTGAGCAGTTGTTACATTTTTATTTGTTGTTGATAAATCTGATTGTTCAGCTTTTGTTGAAATCGCAATACCTTGTTTATCAACGGTAGCTTGTAAGTTGTCTAAATCCGTTTGATTGGCTTTTGTTGAAACAGTTGCCGAATGGTCATTAACAGTATGCTGTAAACTTTCTAAATCTGTTTGATTAGCCTTAGGGGAATAATCTCCATTACTCATCAGAGAAATGTTACTTGTTAAAACCTTTACCGAATTTATTAGTTCAACTACTTCGGATTCACTGGCGTTACTTGCGATTGCGTCTAATAGCGACTTTATAGTGACTAAATTTTCAGGACTAATACCAAATGCTTCTACTTCATTTTTTAGCTCTGTCATTGCACTTTGTAAGCTAGTCATATCAGCTAGATTTGCCTTAAGCTCAATATTGCTCTTGTTTGAATCAGTTCGAGCATGTAAATCATTCAACTCACTACGCAGCACTTGTGGCATTTTTTCTAATAATAATTTCGTAAAATCATCAATATTATTATTTATTTTTTGAGCTAAATAAGAAACAGTAGAACTGTCTGATATAAATGTAAGATTCTTACTGACAATAACTTGCTCTTTGTCTTTATTGAGAAGTATTAAGTTCGCTTCAATAACTCCTGTCGCTGTCATTTCGGTAGGAATTACCAAAAGAAACTCTCCCTTAGCTAAGTCCTTAGGAGGTACAACAATAAGGCCTGAATTGCTATTGTTAGTATATTGATATGTAAGTTTTAATGAATGACCAGTTAAATCAGTTTCAGTTCCGTTATCAACTATTTTAATTAATAACGTTCTAGCATTGACATCGCCTTGCATTATTTGTATTGGTTGAGGGAAATCTTTATTAACTGTATCCCATATAATCGTTTTATTTCTAAAATTATCTAAACTCATTTAAAAATACCATTATTGTTAATTTCAATCAAATGTAATTAAGTCACTTTCTACTTTTATAATTTCATTGAATTAGCATAATTAGCGCCTTTTTTCAATGTTGTTTTAACGTCTTCTATACCTTTTTTTTCAACCAAGAAATACATACCATGATAACCACTAGTATAATTAGCTCTAGTCCCTGCGTTTACTACTACTTTATCGCCTTTTTTAACTTGCTTTAAGTTTCTTGACAATTCCCCAGTATTTTGATATCTGGCATAAGTATAGGTATGACCGTGACTTCTGATTAATCTAGTTCTTCGGCTTGCAGCATTTGCCTTAGCCTTAAACTCTGCTTCAAACCAATCGCCCATGCGTTCTGTTACTTTAGTTTGCATTTCTTTAGCTATGATTGATGTATTAAGTGAATTCATTGCCATGCTTGACCACCTGCACCACAAGGTAAATAAACAGTACCAGTATAATTGTACAAATGGCTATTCTCTGACCAGTTCGTCATATTCCAACCGTTTCGCAAAACATCTCCGACTAGTCCTACAAGTTTATCGTCAACATCTTTAACAGATAAAACAACTTGATAATAGTAACCCATGACAAAGCTCGTATTATCCATTTTAAGCACCTTTGAGTCACTAAGTGACAAATATACCGTCTTGTCTTTTATCGTGTCCTTAACGCCTAAAATAACGTCATTTAGAGGCATTGTAAGTAAATTGTTGTACCAATCTATATAAGAATCAAATTCCATTACTTACGACCCCCTCTAAAATCATCTTGTTATTTTTAGGGTTTCTTTCCCATGTTGTACGCTTGAAAGTGTCGCCTTTTTCGTCTAAGAAATAGTTGAAAATCAAGTCTTCCATTTCTCCGATTCCGTTAAGCTCAAACCTTATATTTTTAC